ATGGACAAGTTATGGAACAGTACGGAGACACCGGCAGAGTTCGTGCATGGACTCGCGTAGCACCAGATCGCGTAACAACTAAACTTAATAACAATCAGACAGAAATCGTTGGCTATCAAGTAGACGGCTCAGTAGTTCCAACTCAAGGAGTAGGTTCTCTTGTAGTGTTCTATGGTCTTGATGAAGGATTACTAAATCGCGCAGGCCGCACAATTCGCGCAGCTCACGCACTCGAGCAAGCAGCGGAAACTTTTGCTAAAGAACCAGTACCTCTACAAGTTCTAAAGTCTAACGGCACTAATCTTCCAGCAGAGCGAATCTCTAAGCTTCTTGAATCATGGAGAACTGCTCGCCTTACAAAGTCAACTGCGTTTCTCAATGCAGATGTTGAATTGCAGGCGTTGGGCATCGATCCAGCCAAACTACAGCTGAATGAAGCTCGTCAATATGTCGCTCTGGAATTGGCTCGCGCCTGCAACCTTCCTGCATATTTCGTAAGCGCAGAAACTACCAGCATGACATACTCCAACAGCGTTTCGGAGAGGCGCTCTCTTATCGACTTCTCCATGAAGCCGATTTTAGCGAGCATTGAACAGCGTTTATCTATGCCGGACTTCTGCCCGTCAACTGGTGAAATTCGATTTAGCCTAGATGAATTCCTGCGCTCAGATGCTCTACAACGCGCACAAGTATATGAAATTCTTAATCGCATCGGTGCCATGAGTGTCGAGCAGATTAGAGAAGAAGAAGACCTTATCGATAACAAGGAGACCCGATGAAGATAACAATGCCATACGCCATCACGGCGGCTGATACAGAGTCTCGCATTATTGCAGGCCGCATTGTGACATGGAACGCTGAAGGCAACACATCAGCAGGCCGCACTATGTTTAAGTCTGATTCCATCACAATGGCAAAGAACATCAAGCTAGTTCTACAGCACGATGTCACACGCCCACTTGGCAAGATGGTTTCATTCTCCGAAGATGCAACAGGCATCACAGCAGAATTTAAGATCGCAAAGACAACAGCTGGTAACGATGCCCTCGAGGAAGCTGCAACTGGCCTTCGTTCAGATTTCAGCGTTGGGGTCGATGTCGAGGACTGGAATAACGAAGATGGCGTAATGGCTATTAGCGCATCTAATTTAATCGAGGTTAGCCTTGTAACAGACGGTGCAATCCCGGGCGCAGAAGTCGCGAAAGTAGCGGCAGTCGAAAATGAAGTTTCTGAGACATCTCAGGAAGAAACAAAATCAACCACAGAAGGAGAACAAGTGTCAGACACTACCGTTCCAGAAGTTGCTCCTGCCGCAGAGACGGTAGAAGCTGCACGCGTTGAAGTAAAGGCTGCAACAGCACCTTATATTTCAACAACAGTTCGTAACCCAATCGTTGATAAGGCTTCTTATCTCGAGCACTCAGTTCGTGCAAAGCTTGGCTCAGAAGAATCTCGTATGTTTGTCGCAGCAGCAGCAGACACAACAGATAACGCTGGCCTTGTCCCAACACGCCAACTTACAGAGGTCATTAACGGCATCTCAAACGCAGACCGCCCATTCATTGACTCAATCTCACGCGGAACACTACCTGATGCAGGTATGACTTTCGAGATTCCTAAAATCACAGTTGCTCCAACAGTTGCAGTAGCATCTGAAGGCGGAACACCATCAGAGACAGACCAGAACGCCGCGTTCGTGACTGTGAATGTTCAGAAGTTCATCGGACAACAGACATTCTCACTCGAGCTTCTAGATCGTTCTTCACCAGCGTTCTTCGCTGAGCTCGTTCGTCAGATGGAGTTTGCATACGCAAAGGCATCAGATACTGCAGTCGGAACCGCGCTAATTAACGGCGGAACAGATGGCGGAAACCGCGCAGCAATCACAACAGGCGCACTCGCTGCAGATTTCGTATCAGATGCAGCAGTTTCAATTTACAAGGGCACACTCGGATTTGCTGAGAACATCGTAGTATCTCCAGAACAATGGGGCGCACTCATGGGCTTGGTCGATTCATCAAACCGCCCAATTTTCCAGCAGACAATCAACCCACAAAACGCAGGTGGAACACTTACTGCAACTGCAGTTCGCGGAAACCTTCTTGGCTTGAACCTTCGCGTATCACGCGCACTCACAGACGGTTCAGGACTTGGCGACAACACAATGATTGTCATCAACCCAGATGCGTACACATGGTTCGAGAGCCCACGCCTCTCACTCCAGACAAACCTCATCTCAACAGGTCAGGTTCAGGTTGGCTACTACGGTTATGGTGCAGTTGCTACAAAGCTTGGCGCTGGCGCATACCGTTTCATGGTTGCATAACCACAAACTAATCATGGGGGGGCTGCTGCTCCCGGTGGCTCCCCCAGTCGTTTAACAGAGAGGATACAGAGATGGCATCGATAGTCACCGTAGCAGAGCTAAGGTCAATCCTTGGCGTCTCTGTATCCCTTTATAGTGACGCATATCTAACCGATGTGATAGATACAGCTGAGGCCGTAATTTTGCCTATGCTCGTCAAGTATTCAAGTCCCATCGATGTAGTAGCACTTCAAGATAACATTGCAACATATTATGTCCTTGGCGATAATAACTTTTCAGCGGGTCAGAGCGTAGTCGTAACAGGCGTAGGCTCCCCATTTAACGGAACTTTTACCATTCTAGAATCAAGCAACATTGATTATGATTCTTTTATTTTACGATCTAATTCACGCATATTTTTAGATGGTTCTTACAGAGAATTTAACGGCTTCTTTACAGTAGCCCTAACCAATGCCAATATTACAGAGCGCAAGGTAATCCCTTCAGGTTTGGCAACACTATCCGGCGCAGCTACTTATGTAGGCAACAGCGCAGTCGAGTCAGCAGTCCTAGCCGTATCTGTAGAAGTATTCCAGTCTCGCATCGCTCCTGGTGGACAGATCGAGGGAATCGACTTTACTAATGTCTCGCCTTATCGTTTAGGCCGCAGTCTCTTCAACCGTGTATCAGGACTCTTAGGGGCATACATCGACACCGATTCAATGGTGCAATAATGCCTGCTTCAACAATTCTCGACACAGTACGCCAGCCACTAGCAACAGCCTTCGCAAGTGTTGCAGGCAATGTCTACGCTTATGTCCCAGAAGCGCCCATGGTGCCTTTCGTGGTTACAGTCCCAGATTCTCCTTACCTTGAATTAGAGACTATCAACAAGTCAACACTTCACATTAAAATCAATCTTGTAATCTCAGTAGCCGTTGCATATAACAGCAACCCGGCTTCGCTCGACAATCTCGAGCAGCTTGTAATAAGTGTTCTGAAGGTGATCCCAGCAGGGTACACAGTCGGAGCGGTTGAAAAACCAACAGTAACTCAAGTGGGGCCTTCCAATGTATTGGTGGCCGATATCAGGGTTTCTACCTACTACACACAAACAAACTAAAGGAAAATAATATGGCAACCGTAGTAATCACAGGGCGCGATATTTCTCTATCTTTCACAGGTGGAACAGATATCGAGGCACAAGCACTTTCAGCAGTCCTAACAAAGACTAACCTTCGCGAGACATACCAGACTCTCGATGGCGAGGCTTACAAGACTACAAACATCGAAGGCACATTTGCACTTTCAATGCTCGCTGACTGGGGTAAGGCAAACTCAGTATGCGAAGCTCTATGGACAGCAGCAGAGTCAGCACCAGATACAGACATCAGCGTTACACTTACAGCAGCTACAGGCGCTCAGTTCGTATTCCCAATTATGCCTGAATTTCCAACAGCAGGCGGAGCCGGAACCGATGCACAGACTGTAGACTTTACATTCAAGGTATCAAAGGGAACAGTCGTAGAGACTTTCTCCTAAACAATAGAAACGGGAGCAAACAATGCAGCAGCAAATAACAATTAAATACATAGACGGAACCGAGGCCAGTTACATGGTCAGGCCGCCAGATTACGCCCGATGGGAGATGGCAACTAAAAAGGTCATCTCTCAGTTCGGGGGCATGTGGGACATTCTCTATGTCGCACACAGCGCCATGAAGCGTGAAGCAGGCGGTAAGCCGACTAAGACATTGGATCAATGGATGGAATCTGTTGACGATGTTGAAGTAGGTGAAGGAGACCCAAAAGTCATCCAAGAGGAAGCGTAAGCCGACTCTTAGTTGAACTGGCACTAGCTACACAGATTCCTATGAATCATTGGCAAAGTGCCGAGGATATTCTTACAGCTATTGAAGTACTAGAGGAGCGTAATCGTGGCAGATGAATTAGTTGCCTTCGATAAGACGGAACTTCGCATGGTATTTAAAGCTCTAAAAAATATGGGTGAGGAAGCCAACGAGGAAGCCAAGCGCCAGTCAGGCGCACTAGCTGAATTCGCTCGAGATGAAGTTATCCAGAAGGCTAACTCAATCCAGAGCAGTAAAGTTGCAGGCCGAATTGCTCAGGGTTCCCGGGTTAAGAAGTCCAGCCGTATTGGCGAGATTACTTACGGATTCGCTTCTCAGAAGTTCTCAGGTGGCGCAACCACTAGAGATATCTGGGGCGGTTCAGAATTCGGTTCTAATAAGTTTAGGCAGTTTCCCGTATGGTCAGGCCGTGAAGGTCGAGGCTCTAAGGGTT